CGGTGTCGCTGCCCCAAAGCGTGTCACCAACCGCCATAGTGCAGCCGAGCACAAGCGCCGGGTCTTGCGTCACGTAGCGCACCTGTTGCCCGCTGGCCGCGCCGCCGAGGGCGATGCCCGCCATCGTCGAGGTGAGCGCCGAGCCGTCCGAGTCATAGAGCTTAAGCTTGTTCGAGTCGGCTGTGTCGATGTAGAGCGTCTGCCCGGCGACGATGGTCGCACCGGCTGTGCCGATGGCGATGACTGCGGAGGAAGAAGGAATGACGGATGCTGCGGTGATGGAAAGGTCGGCCATGCCCTAGCCGCCGTGTCAAAACTGAGGGGTCAATACAACCGCAATGGATTGCGCTCCGTTTTTTGCAGGAACAAATTGCCCGTGCCGCGAGGCTTTTCGCCACATCTCCAGTCGCATTTGACTTGGATGCGCTTTTTGCAAAAGAGCAAGATGTCCGTGCCTTTGATCTGAACACTCTCGCGGTCGTCCTCGTCAGCCAGAAGCCATATCGGGAATCTTCCCATCTCCATCGCGTATTGAACGCAACGCACGGCGAGCTTTCCTTTTTCGGATGTGCTCATTGTCTCGCGAAAATCGCACCAGTGATTCCAGTGAACGGGGCGCACGCAGCGGATGTCCTCAATAGCGTTCCAAGGCACCTTCCATCCCGTTGCCGTGACGCCTTCCACCCTCGGCTGGCCTGCGGTCGCTATCGGCGGACTCAGCCTTTCAATAGCTCGGATGCCGTGCGCCGTTTGGAAAACGTAGATGGTCGAGTTGACGACACTGACATGCGCGCGGATGTCGCTCCGTTCTGTGCAAATGCCAGACTCGAAAAGCTCTAGGCTTCGTTCCCCCATGTGTTCCATCCTTTGTGCTTCGCACGCGCGAAAAGCTCGATGCGCTCGCCGTGCGGGTAGAGCGTGTCAATGATGTCGCGGAACTCCTGCGGCTTCTCGCTGTGCTTCGCTGTCTTTTCGATGGACTGCACGGAGTCGAACAGCTTCACGACTTCCGGCGTGCAACTGCCGCGCGTGCATATCAGCAGGAACTCGTGCCGCACGCTGTTGTAATGCCCCATGTTGTGCTTCACCTTGTCCCACACAAAGCACGCTTTGTATTTGAATCCCCACGCCTCGAATAGCGGCGCGCACTCAAACAACAGCGGCGAAGTCGTCCAAAGGAAAAGCACGGCATCCGGCTCGGCCATCGCCTTGATCGGTAGCGCGCACAATTCAGGGATCGTCATGGAAGGGTAGTGTTTCTCCGCGCCACCGCTTTGAACCGCGCCAGCATCGCACTTGTCGTTGTAGCTCCACGGCGGATCGGCGTAGAAGATGCGAAACTTTCCGGTCGGCTTCTCGATTGGTTTGGCAAGCTGCTCCTTCTTCATCTCGCGCTTTACCTCGTTGAATTTTTTCACGCCGTCAGTAATGGCCTTTGCTGCCTCTGGATTTGTAAGCGCGAGCTTTTCGACGGCTTCTGCTTTCTTTCCGTCGCGGATGATGGTGCGCGACGAAACGCCGTGCTCCTTCGCGAGCGTTTCGGACGTTCGCTGTGGTAACGTTGCCACTTTGTCACCGTTATTCGCAGGACGATGCGCCACCTTCTTCGTCCGGTTGTATCGCCTTCCGCGCAGGATGCTGGCGACCTCCGGCTTTAGGTTTCGTCGGCCAAGCTGGTTGGCGTCCATCCAGTCCATCGCTGCCTCCTCGTCTGCAAACTCCATCTCCACCGTCTTGAACGCGATGCCGTGCCGCGTGCAGATGTCGTAGCGGTTGTGCCCGTCAATGAGCATGTCGCGCCACGTCACAAGCGGGTCGCGGCATCCGTCTGCAATGATGTTGGCTTCGAGTTGCGCGAGTTCCTCCGGTGCAAGCGGCGGAATGAGTGATCGGAATTTTGGGTTGATGGTCATCGTTTAATTGTGAGTCGGCGTTTCCATCGCGAGCACGAATGCCTCGGCGAATACTTCAATGGCTTGTCTTTTCTCGCCGCGTTGCAATAACGCAGTGGCAGCGTCAAAGGCGGCGCAGGCTGTTTGCTTCTGCACGCGCGCATCGCATTGCGATGGAGCCGCAAGGCCGAAGCGGTTGTCCGACTTATCCATCCTGCGGGTTCGCTTCTCTGCTGAAAGATACCAGTCAGGAAGCGGCGCTTGTTTTGTATTTGTGGGGTTCATTTTGTAAAAGCCACCGCCCACGTTGCGAGCGCGGGACGGATCGGCCAAGCCGCCGTGATTGTTTTGCGCTCGCAACGCAGAAGATGTGCGCTGCTTCTACGTTGCTGCCTCTGGCACGTCAACAACTTTCTCCGCCTCCGCAACCGGCGCGGCGATCACGCCCTTGATGAGCGCGGCGACGATTTGCATCACCTCGCAGTCCCAGCCATGATTCGCGCGGCTCCCGATGCGGCACCATCGGCGGATGATTTGCTTCGTTACTTTCTGAATCACGTCGCGTTTAATTTCGCTGTTGATGTGCGTGTGGTAGTCAACGCCCGCGTCGTCCGGTATCTCCCACGTTGCCGAATGCCCGCCGCGATGCTTGGCGAGAATGTCCTTGCCGCCTTCGTTGGCGAAGAACACGTAACGCGCCCTGCCGCCGCCCGGTGCCTGCGCTTGCTTCAGCGTCGAGTAAATTTTCCGGACTGGCTTTTTGCCGGGCGGGTTGTGAGTGAAGCCGCTATCACCTGAGCCGTGCAGCGCCGTCCATCCGTAGCGCGCGCATTCGTCATACACTTCGCCGGTCTCGTATTGCGCATCTTGAAACGTCGCCCAGTCCGCGACCTTCATGCGCTGCTGCAACTCGCGGCATCCTTCCGTGGTGAGTATCTTCCCGAACCAAAGCAGGCGCGATGAGCCGTCCGACTTCCATGCGCGACACGCTGCCCATCGGTGATCGCGCTGGCGGTCAATGGTGAGGAACCGATGCACCTCGCCCTCCCACGCTTCGCCGTTCGCATAGTCCGCGAAGCGATAGCCAGCCCCGCCGAGCACGACGCCCGGCTCATCCTCTTCGTCCCGCCAGAACTCCGCGAGCCGCTTTTGCACGAACACTTGCAGCGCGGACTTGTCGCCCGCCGCCGTCAACTCACTCGCCTTTTTCCATTCCAAGACGAGGGTGCTCCACGCGACATAATACAGCGTGAGCGCGTTGCAATGAAAGCCGACGTGCTTGCCCGGCACGGTGAGCGGCTGCGGGTTCTGCGCTTCGTATCGGCCTGAGTTGGCGAGCATCCGCCGCGCCGCGATGTCGTCGTGAAACTTCGTCTCGCACTTCGCGCATTGGTAATGCGTGGACTGCGTTATCGCCGTGTCGTCAATGCTGCCATCGGCCCGCTTCTCGTCCGCCCATTTCAGCCCACTCCATTTCCACGGCTGCGAGGTGCCGCAATCTGGACAAGTGAATTGCCACTCGCGCCGGTCGGTGCGTTCCCATGCCTCGTAAAGCTCAGTCTTCACGCGCCCGTTGTCCGTGTCCACATGCTGCCAGCCTCCTTGTGAGGTGAGCACCACCCGCGCGTTCCATCGGTCGTGATGCCGTCCGCGCGCCTCGGCGACAAGCCCGTGCTTGATTTGCCACACTTCATCCAGCAACACGTAGCGAACTGACTTGCGCTGAAACGCGCTCATCTTCGCGCCGACGACAAAGCAGGTCATGTGAGGCAGGACTAGCTCGCCCTTGCGCCGCTTCCCGCGTGGCAGCGCCCGTATCATGTCACCGATGCCGTCCAGACTTTGCAGCATCGGCTCCAGCCGCTCGTCGTAATACGCATCCGCGTCCTCGTCCGTCTGCATTGCCAACAGGATTGAGCCGGGGTCTTCGCGCGTGGCCCGTAGAAGCGATGCGTCAAGCACCGTCGTCTTGCCCGCGCCGGTCGGTGCGACGATGACGACTTCACGGTTGTGATTGTCCGCGACAGCTTCGCACGGCTCGCGCAGCCAAGGCGTGAGGCTGAGATCCATTTGCGTGCCGCGCGCGCTGCCCGGTGGCCGGATGCGCTGGTCAACGATCCACTGCTCCACCGTCCGGTTGTCCGGGATGCGTAGCTGCGCGCGGATGGCTAGCTCGC